GACTTTGCTTACTCTCTATCTAAGAAAGCTGACTACACTGCTATCGTTGTAATTGGCCAAGACCACGAGGGTAACATCTACGTACTAGACATTGACCGCTTCAAGTCTGAGAAGGTTAGTGAGTACTACAAGCACTTGCTTACCATGATATCTAAATGGGATTTTAGGAAACTAAGGGCCGAGGTCACAGCAGCTCAGTCTGTTATTGTGAGAGAGCTTAAAGATAATTACATTAGACCTAATGGCCTCTTCTTGAAAGTAGAAGAGCACCGGCCCAACAGATACCAAGGTAACAAAGAAGAAAGAGTAAACGCTATCCTTCAGCCACGGTACGACAACCTAATGATCTACCATTACAAAGGTGGCCATTGCCAGACGTTGGAAGAAGAGTTGATTAGCAGGAACCCGCCCCACGATGACATTAAAGACTGCCTAGCTTCTTGTATCGAAATTTCGGTCAAGCCTAGCCAGTTGGCTTATGAAAGGGGAGCAGCTTCGAAAGAGATACACAACAGCATGACTTACAATAGATTTGGTGGAGCGAGTTTCTAATGGTAAAGAAAACTGTAGACTTCGAACAGATCGTCGACCCAGAAGCCCTAGCCACTCGCATTGCTAATATGTGGACTGAGTACAATTCTTACCGTGCTAAGTGGATTGAGCAGAAGAAGGAACTCCGAAACTTCCTCTTCGCTACCGACACTACCACCACGTCCAACAATAAGTTGGGATGGACTCATACTACTACAATGCCGAAGCTAACTCAGATCAGGGATAACCTTCACGCCAGTTACTTCTATACTCTATTTCCAAATAGGGACTGGCTTAAGTGGGAGGCTAACACTCGGGACGACGCTGGTAAACTAAAGGAGCGTAGCATCAAAGGCTACGTTAATACAAAGATGCGACGCTCTGGTTTTATTCAGGAAGCATCTAAACTCCTTAACGACATGATCGACACTGGTAACATGTTTGCTCTTGTCTCTCATGAAACTCAGTTCTACAAGACTCTAGATGGGGAAACCATTACTAACTACGTTGGTCCCACCCTTAATAGAATCTCTCCCTACGATATTGTATTCGACCCAACGGCTTCTTCCTTTAAGAACTCTCCTAAGATTATTAGGAAGCTGGTTTCGTTTGGACAAATTAAAAAGCGAATGAAAGAAGGTGATCCCCTATTCGCGGAAATGTTTAACAAGATTGTATCTAACAGAAAGAAAGTGTTGGCACTGTCTAGCACAGATATCCACAAGTCAGACGGTTATGTTGCTGATGGGTTTTCTAATATCCAAAGCTACTACCAGTCTAACATGGTAGAGATTCTAACTTTCTACGGAGACATGTATGACATTGATACAGACACACTGCACGAGAATGTAATTATTACTGTAGCAGATAGAACTGTTATCATTGGCAACGAGCCTAACCCTAAGTGGAATGGCTCAGACGGAATCCATCATTACGGTTGGCGTGAGCGGCCAGATAACCTTTGGGCAATGGGTCCATTAGACAACCTTGTTGGATTGCAATACAGGATCGACCACCTTGAAAACATGCGGGCCACCATCTTTGACCAGATAGGCTTAGGCATGATGAAGATCAGGGGTGACGTTGAAGACTTTGTGCCGGGTCCTTTAACCAAGATTTACTTGGGTGACGAGGGTGACGTAACCTTTCTTGTTCCAGACTCTACCGTTCTTAATGCGGACTTCCAAATCTCTGCTCTAGAGCAACGGATGGAAGAGATGGCTGGTATGCCTAAGCAGGCTATGGGGTTCAGGACCCCCGGAGAGAAGACTGCCTTTGAGGTGTCGTCACTCATGACCTCTGGTAACAGAATCTTTGAACACAAATCTGGCTCTATGGAAAGAGATTTCTTTGAGCCGATTGCTAATGACTTCCTTGAAGAAGGACGCCGTAACTTGAATGACTCTGACATCATCAGGGTTATTGATAAAGCTACTGGTGCCTCTATCTTTAAAACGATTACCAAGGAAGACATCGTAGGTGCCGGGTCCATCAAACCAGTTGGAGCCAGACACTTTGCAGAAAGGGCTAACCGCATTCAGCAATTGGCCCAGCTTCAGCAAGTGTCACAAGACCCAAGGGTTTCCCCACATATCTCTGGTCTTAAGATTGCAGAGATTATGGCAGAAGAGCTTGGGGAGATAGAACTGTTCGGGGAGAACATTACTCTTATCGAAGCCAACAACTCCGCTAAGTTTAATGAAGACCTACAGGTTCAGACTGAGGAAGAGAATATGATTAAGGCTGAGGAAGGACTGTAATGAAGTCTGATTGGTTTAAATCGTTAGGTTCTTCTCCCTCTGACAAAGAGAGAGAGACTCTAACTTCTGACATCCATAGGAGTGAGGACGTGTTGCTCGTGCTACACGACATTCTTGCAGGTAAGATTAAACACACTGTGCCTGCTAGTTACTACAATGAACCTAACTTTGCTTATAGACTCGCTGACCGTAACGGCTACAACAGAGCCCTGGAAGAAGTTTGTAGGCTAATTGATATTAATAAATCTAAGGAGTAACCACTCTAATGAGCGATGATTTCTTTAACACCGACCATAAGCCCGACGAGCAAAGTGAAACCTACTTTGATAAATACGTGGGTGAGGGTTTGAAGTATAAAGACCCAGAACAATTGGCCAAAGGCTATAAGAATGCTGAGGAAATGGCCAATAACTTTAAGAGGCAGCTCGATGAAATGCGAGAAGAGATGGGTAAACAAGACCACGCTCAGGAGCTTCTAGAAAAGATTAAAGCTAGCCAGACCGATACTAACCGTCGAGATAATGAAGGTTCCACCGAGCCGAAACAAGATGGTGACAAAGGGTTGGACAATGAGGCTCTCATCCGTAAGTTGATTGGTGAGGAGGACGCACGTAAGCGACAAGATGGTAATCTTAAACATATCACTGACACTATGAAGAAGGCTTGGGGTTCCACGGCTTCCAGTGAATTTGATAAGAGGCTTTCGGATATCGGAATTGATAAAGAAAGCGCATCGCAGCTTGCAGCAAAATCTCCTGACGCATTCTTCCGGCTAATGGGAATCGACAGTACTGCTAAAGATACTAATACCTATAGCCCACTTCATAGTGACAAGTCTTTTGTTGGTGATAGCTCCGCTTCCCAGCCGGGTGATCGCAACTGGGCTTACTATGAGCAGCTTCGTCGCTCTGATAAGAAGAAGTACTTCTCTGTTGAAACACAGAGGAATCTCCTAAAAGACCAGAGAGAGTTGGGTTCTAGATTTGGTATGCCAACTTAACATTCCATTTTAAAACGGAGAATTTAACATGTCGTCTATGACTACTCTTAACACCACGGTGCTTGAACGTACCGCCGTATGGTCCAACCAGCTCAAGGAAATTCTTGATGACGAGCTGATGGCTATGCAGTATGTCAACTGGATGTCTGATTTCCCGGACGGTGATACCTTTAATATCCCGACCATTAACGATCAGGCTCAGGTTGATAACTACCTAGAGGACGAGGCCGTTCGGTATCGCCCGCTTGATACTGGTAACTTCACGTTCCAGATTAACAAGTACCTGTCCTCGGGCCACTACATTACTAAGAAGGCTATGCAGGACCTCTACTACAGCCAGCAGCTTATGTCCACGTTTGTCCCTGCGCAGGAGCGGGCTATCATGGAGCATGTGGAGTCTAACGTCCTTAACCTTCAGGCCGAGCAGACTTCTAACAACGCCAATACGATCAACGGTCGTGCCCACCGTTACACTGCTTCTGGTACGGGCAACGTCCTTAGCGTCTCGGACTTCTCGTATGCTAACCTTGCGGCCAACCAAGCAAACATCCCGACCACGGGTCGAGTTGCTATCGTTGATCCGTCGGCTGCGTTCCACCTTGAGAACTCTACCAACCTCATTAACTTCTCGAACAACAAATCGTGGGAGGGTATCGTTACCGAGGGCATCTCGACTGGGATGAAGTTTAAGTACAACGTCTTTGGTTGGGACGTTTACATCTCTAACCGTCTGCCGACCACGACTTCAGACACTG